CGAAGTGGACAAGCAGGGCAAGGGCTGGAGTCCCGGCGAGGACGGCTTCCCGAGTGCTGGCCGCATCGCGTGGGCGTTGTGGGGCGGCGATCCGGGGCAAGCGTGGGCAAGCAAACTGACCAACCAGATTGACGCGGCAGACAACACCGACAGGAGCATGACCATGAACATCGAACGTCGCTCGCTCGTCCTCGACGACTCCGAAGTCCCGCTGCTGCGCATCGAAACTCGTTCCGCCGACGACAAGGCAGACGAGCGGTGGATCGTCGGCTACGCCGCCAAGTTCGGCGTCAACAGCCTCGACCTCGGAGACTTCCAAGAGCGGATCGACCCGCAGGCGTTCGGGCTGGTTGCGGAGCGGCGTGGCCGCAAGAAGCCGCTGGAAACGCGGGCTCTCTGGAACCACGACGCCAACTTCCCGCTGGCCCGCTATCCCGGCACGCTCGGGCTGTTCGTGGACGACATCGGGCTGCGGTACGAGTTCCCCGTGCCTGACACTTCCTACGGCCGCGACATCGCCGCGAACATCGACGCGGGCATCGTGCGTGGCAGTTCGTTCTCGTTCCAGATCGCCCCCGACGGCGAGTCGTGGGCGATCGAAAACGGGCAGTCGATCCGCACCGTCACGAAGATCGACTCGCTGATCGACGTTGGCCCGGTCACGTTCCCGGCCTATCCAGACGCCGAGGCCAAGGTGGCACGGCGGTCGTTCGATGCGTTCATGCGGTCGCGTCGCGAGCGTGACTACGCCGCGACGGTTCGCATGACCGAACTCCAGAAGTACCTCAAGAAGCATGGCCGCTAAGACCGGCGACCCATGCCCGCGATGCAAGCTGGGCAGGCTCGCTATCGCGTCGAGCCAGCAGCACGGGGAATACCAGGTGCGGTACCTCCGCTGCAAGTGCGGCGCGACGGACAAGCACGTGCTGCCCGCGGCACAGGTTCGCCGCACGAAGCCCGGCTGAGTTTTTTACTCTCGCCCGTTGCAGGGCTGCATGGGTGCGGGGGTGCGGGCCTAGTTTCAGTCGTAGGCGTTGGCCGTCGCCACGCCGCAGACGAACTAGGAGATACCAGCCGTGGACAAGATCAAGGCACTGCTCGACGAACTCGCGAACATCACCGCGCAGATTCAGGCCGCGATGGAGTCCGACGCACCGGCCGAAGGCGGCGAGGGCGAGGCTGACGCGGCTGCGATGGCCGAGCAGGAGAACTCGCTGCGGTCGCTCATGGAGCGGGCCGACGCGATCAAGGCCAAGATCGACTTCTGGGAGAAGGTGGCCGAGAAGGAAAAGAACCTCAAGACCACGCTGGAGCGTTCCGCCCCCGCCAAGTCCATCGACAACTCGACCGACACCGCCACCAACGAAGCCCGCAAGGAGGCTCCCGTGCAGACCCGCAACTTCGCCGTGCCGAAGTCCCACGCCCCCCTGCGTGCGTTCACCGGCCCGAACGCTTCCGAGAACGCCTACCGCTCGGGCATGTACCTCCGCAGCATCCTCGCGAACGACGACATCGTTCGTGCCGAGGCCCGGCGGTGGTGCAAGGATCACGGCGTCGAAAGCCGCATCCAAGCGGGCGGCATCAACTCGCTCGGCGGTGTGCTGACCAATCCGGAGCTGGGCACGGAAATCATCCGGCTTGTCGAAGAGTTCGGCGTGTTCCCGCAGTTCGCCAAGCGGGTGCGGATGAACTCCGACACGCTGGTCTACGCCCGCCGAACCGGTGGCCTCGCCGCCCGGCCGGTTGGCGAGAACGTCGAAGTCGCCGCGAGCGATGTGACGTTCGACAACATCGAACTCACCGCCAAGATTTGGGGCGTGGCCAACCGCACCCCGAACTCGCTCATGGAGGATTCGGTCATCGAACTGGCCGACCTGTTCGCTCTGGAGACGAGCCAAGCGTTCAGCGAAGCGTTCGACAACGCGGGCTTCGTTGGTGACGGCACGCTCTCTTTCCACGGCGTGACCGGTGTCTGCACGAAGGTTCTCCAGTCGGCCTACTCGGCGAGTGTCGTGACCGCCACGGGCCTCACGACCTTCGGCGACCTGACGATGCGGAACTTCACCGACCTGCTCGCCCGGCTCCCGATGTACGCCCGCAACCGCAACGCACGGTGGTACATCAGCCCGGCCGGCTGGGGTGCCGCGATGCTGCGGCTCTCCATGCTGCCCGGCGGCACCTCCAACGCTGGCGGCAACACCACGGACAACGTGGCCGCGGGCTTCGGCGAGCGGTTCCTCGGCTACCCTGTCACGCTGGTGCAGCCGATGGAAAGCCGCGTGACCGGCACGACCGGTCAGGTGGCCGCCCTGTTCGGCGACCTGTCGCAGGCCGCGATCTTCGGTGAGCGGCGGGCCATCTCGGTCAAGACCGCCAGCGAGCGCTACCTTGAGTTCGATCAGACGATGACGTTCGCGACGACCCGCAACGCCATGATCGTCAACGACCTTGGCTCGACCACGAAGGCTGGCCCGATCGTGGCCCTTCGGTTCGGCTGATCCTGACCCCACCCCCTGATCCTCTGACCCATCACGCAGGAGTCCCGTCCCCATGAACTTCGCCGCAGCCACCAAGAGCGTCAGCAAGGCCGAGACCGCGGTCCTGTCCAGCGCGACGCACTCGCTCGAAATCGACACGATCGGTTTCGAGTTCGCGTCGATCGACGTTCTGTTCTCGCCGTTCACCGCGGCCAGCCCGCCGACGACTGCTGCCACCGTTCTCCGCGTCGCCCACAGCGACACGACCGGAACGGCCTCGCAGACGAACATCACGGGCCTCGTCAGCGGCACGGACTTCACCGTGGCCGCGGGCGTGACCGCGACGGCGGGCGTGGGCTACGCCCACCGCTTCGAGGTTGATCTTCGCGGGAAGCGTCGCTACCTGACCGTGTTCGCCACGCCGTCCTCGACCTGCGGCGTCATCACTTCCTGCCGCCTCTCCAAGGGCGAAGCGGGGCCGACGGCCACCGCTGACAAAGGTGTGTCCTCGCAGGCGATGGCCTGACGCTTGACACGACCGGCACAGTGACGGCGGGGCAGGCACATCGCCTGCCCCGCCGCTCTCGTTTCTGGAGGCTCCCGTGCTGGTCAAAGTCGGCGATTCGTCGGTGGACATTCGGTGCGAGGCTGTCCTTTCCGCTCCGCGGTTCGGGCCGCTTATCAACGTGTTCGGGTTCATCGAGGCGATGATGCCGCTGCACATCCGCCCTTCGCTCGGGCAGGGGGCGTTCTGGAGCCAAGTCCTCACGCGGATGCTGGAGAAGTTCTCGGCCGAAACCGAATACATCATCACGCTCGACATGGACTCCTTCGTGAGCAAGGAGAACATCGAGCACCTGTTCGCCCTTGCCATGACGTTCCAGTGCGACGCGCTCGCCCCGCTCCAGACCAAACGCGAGGACGGGCGGCCGATGATGACGCTGCTCGACACGATCGACAACCCGCCCGAGGGCGGCTCGACCGCGGTGCCGCTGGAGTGGTTCGGGCATCCCGTGCAGCAGGTGGACACCGCTCACTTCGGCTGCACGATCATCTCCACCGCCGCGCTGCGGCGGATGGCGAAGCCGTGGTTCCTTGAGAAGCCCGACCCGACCGGATCGTGGGGCGAGGGCCGTACCGATGCCGACATCGGCTTCTGGCGTCAGTTCAAGGCGTGCGGCAATCGCCTCTACATCACGCCGCGAGTCGCCATCGGACACGGCGAGTATGTGGTCACGTGGCCCGGCAGCGACCTCGGCAAGCCGGTGTTCCAATACTGCAACGAGTGGCAGGAAACGCGGAAGCCCCCTGAGTCTGCATGGAAGGTAGGGTGAAGCATGAAGATACGCATGGCACGACCGCACGGCTCGTACAAGCCGGGCGAGGTGGTTGACCTTCCCGAGACGCAGGCCCGAACGCTGATCGCGTGGGAGTACGCCACCGAGGTCCGCGACACGCAGCAGCAGTTGATCGAGACGGCAGCGATCGAACCGGTGGCCGAGCGGGCCGATGTGACGCCGAGGAAACGCAGGTCATGACTCGCCAGCACCGCAGCCTCAAGCGACTGACCGCCCCGGCTGCGGAGCCGGTGACGTTGGCCGAGGCCAAGTCCCACTGCCGCGTTGACATCGCCGACGAGGACACGCTGATCCAAGGCTACATCGCCACGGCTCGCGAGTGGGTCGAGGACTACATCGACCGGGCGATCGTCGGCCAGCGGCTGATGCTGACGCTCGACACGTTCCCCAGCGAGATCGAGCTGCCGCGGCCCCCGATGATCGCCAGCGGCACGGCGACGGCGGTGGTCGTCACCTACGTGGCGAACGACAGCGGCACGACCGCCACGCTCGCCACAACGTCCTACCGCGTTGACCGCGACTCGACGCCGGGCGTCATCCGCACGCTCTACAACGGGTCGTGGCCGAGCCACATCATCGACCAGAACTCGGTCACAGTGTCGTGGTGGGCAGGGTACGGCGACGCGGCCAGCGTGCCGCAGCGGGTCAAGACCGCGATCCTGATGTGCGTCCACGAACTCTACACGAACCGCGGCAACGGCTCGATTCCCGAAGCCGCGATGCGGCTGCTCGACAGCGTTTCATGGGGGTCATACGGATGAGCGTTGAAGGCCGCGTCGTTCTCGACGCACTGGTTCACGACACCACCGGTTCCGTGGGGCTCAACGTCATCTCGCTGACGGCGAGCAAGGGCTGCACCGGCGGCAGGGTCGCGCTGCTGGAAGGCACCGCCGGAACCGGCGGCGCGACGCTGCCGCTTTTTCCTTGCACCTATCGCGACTCGACCGGGGCTTTCGTGTCGTTTGAAACCCTGACTTTTGCCGTGGTTCTTGCGACGAGCGGCGACCTCATCCTTACGCGGTACAGGATCGACGAGAACAACGAGATCGATACGGTCGAAGCCTGCCTCGGCAGCGGCGACTCGATGGTGGCGAGCCTGTTCGGACTCGGCCAAGACAACGATACGCAGTATCCGATTTCTGTTCGTGGCGTCACTGGCACCGCTTCCTACAAGATCATGGTGTACGGATCATGAGCATCGAAGGACGGATCAACGTCGGGGCGATCTTCCACGACCGCGAAGGCACGGCACGCATCAAGGTGCTGTCGCTGGAGTCCAGCAACGAGCACGCGACCGGGGCGGTGGCGATCGTCACCGGCACCGTCGGCACCGGCTCGCTCGGCGTCTCATGGGCGGGCTACCGCAACGCGGCCGGGAACACCGTCTCGATCATCAAGCCCTACCGCCTCGCGTTCGCGTGGAGCGGGTCCGTGCCTCGCACGCTGTCCGACTCGGGCAATACCGTGTTTCGCCTCGCGAGCAAGTCAGGCGAGGTGGCGATCACCGGCCTGCCCGGCTCGCAGGTCGTCGCCGTGCTGGCCGCCAACGCGACGGCTGGCACCGGCACGTACTCGGTCATGGTGTGGGGTTCGGAGACCTGACATGGACGCTGGCTCGCTGGACGAGCGGATCATCGTGCAGCAGCCGACCGAGACTCGGAACCGGCTCGGCGAGTCCGTGTTTGCGTGGACGACGTTCGCGACGGTGTGGGCGAAGGTGGACGGCGTGACCGCCCGCGAAGCGTTGCTCGCCGGGCAGCAGCAGTTGTCGATCACGCACCGCGTGCGGCTCCGCTACCTCACC